TTTCTAAATATTCTTCCAAACATAAATTTTCTTCTTTCATTATTTTAGCGACAGTCGTTCCAACATAACGGTAATGCCATGGTTCATTACTAATTCCTGTTATATCCGTGAATCTACTTTTTTACCATTCGATAATTCTGTCAATTCTACTTGCCTGCTCCCTTAGTTTCCACATTTCTATAGTTGACTCTGGATTGCTTGGCATGACCTAAAAGCATCGGTCCGCAAGGCTGGTAAAACCGTCAAGGATGAGATTGCTGCAACCGCTCCCAAGGACACCGGAAAATACGCAAAGAGCTGGGCCGTGAAAACGCAAAAGGAAACATCCAATTCTCTGGCGCTTGTGGTTCATTCTAAAAACCGCTATCAGCTGGCCCACCTTCTGGAATTTGGTCATGCCAAGCGAGGTGGTGGCCGTGTCGCCGCAAGGCCCCATATCACACCAGCGGAAGAAAAAGCGATTGATACACTGGAGCGTGAAATTGAAAAGGCCCTGAAAGGATAACGCATGGAGAAGTTAACCGAAATCATGAATAAAATAGGCCTTCCCTTTGCTTATGACCACTTTGCAGAGGGAGAAAGCCCGGATCCGCCGTTTATTTGTTATCTTACACCGAACAGTGACAACTTCGCGGCAGACGGACAGGTCTACTATAAGATCAATGAAATTCACATCGAACTGTATACCGACTGCAAGGACTTGTCGGCAGAACAGCGTATAGAAGCCGTGCTCAATCAGCATGGCATTTTTTATAAAAAATCCGAGACTTGGATCGAATCGGAGAAGCTTTACGAAGTCCTGTATTCATTTGAAATGGAGGTAAATTAACAATGGCTGAAAAAGCAAATAAGGTGAAATTCAACCTGAAGAATACGCACTATGCACTCCTTACCATTGGCGAGGATGGCACCCCCACCTTCGGAACGCCGGTCCCGATGCCAGGCTCCGTATCGATCTCACTGGATGCAAATGGTGAGCCGGAGAACTTTTACGCGGATGGTGGTGTATATTACGTAATCAACAATAACTGTGGCTATGACGGAGATCTGGAGCTTGCATTAATTCCGGAGTCCTTCCGCACGGACGTACTGAAGGAAACATTAGATTCCAAGGGAGTGCTGATTGAAAACTCCGAGGTGGAGCTTGCAGCATTTGCGCTCCTGTTCGAGTTTGATGGAGACCAGAAGCACATTCGCCATGTGCTTTATAACTGCTCCGCCTCCCGTCCCGGCATCGAAGGAAAGACGAATGAGGATTCCAAGGAAGTACAGACGGAGAAACTTTCTCTGAAGGCTGTTCCGCTTGCTAATGGTATGGTGAAAGCAAAGACCGGAAATACCACGGATGCTACTACCTATGCTGATTGGTACAAAGCAGTATATGTGCCTGCGGCAGAGAACGATGCAGCAACGCAGTCTGCCGCAAAGCCCGCGAAGGCAGTAAAGGAGTGATTGGATTATGAGTATGATTCTGAAGATTGAGATTGACGGAAAGCAGGTGCCCTTCAAGGCATCTGCCGCCATTCCGCGTATTTACCGCATCAAGTTCCATCGGGATATCTACAAGGATCTCGATGCGCTCGGAAAGGCAGTCGGAAACGGTGATGAGGATTCCTCTCGCCTCGATATGTTCTCCCCTGAGATGTTCGGGAATATCGCCTACATCATGGCAAAGCACGCAGATTCTTCCATCCCGGACAGCCCGGAGGAGTGGCTGGATGAATTCAGCACCTTCTCCATCTACCAGGTGCTTCCTAAGATCATCGAACTGTGGGGACTGAATGTCCAGACGGATGTGGAGTCTAAAAAAACTTCACGCAACTGACTGCCCGATGACCACACCATTGTTTCTTCTTCGCTGCGTACAGCTCGGCATCTCCATCCGGGATCTTGACTTACTCACAATCGGAATGGTGAACGATATGTACGCAGAGAGCAGCAATGTTGAATACAAGGGCTATGCACAGATTGCTACGCAGAGGTACTTCGATGCATTTTAACAGAAAATTCACAGCTCGTATAATGATATTGTGTTGACATTAGCCGAATTTCTGCATATACTATACTTGAATGGAGGTGTTCTGTATGACAACAACTAATTTAAATATTCGTACAGACAAGGCAATCAAGGAGCAGGCGGAGGAAATCTTCAATGAGCTTGGTCTGAATATGACAACTGCTATAAATATGTTCCTGAGAACCGCTATCCGTGAGCATGGCATTCCTTTCGAATTAAAACTGGAAGTACCGAATGATACTACAGCCGCTGCCATTGAAGAAGGCAGAAAAATGATGAAGGATCCTTCTGCTCCGCGTTATTCCAGTATGGATGCGCTTAAGGCAGCTCTCGACGTATGAAATACGACATTCAGTTTACCAATCAGTTTAAAAAGGATCTGAAGCTTGCCAAAAAGCAAAATAAAAATCTTGATAAGCTGTTTGAGGTAATCGATATTCTGGCGAATGGCGGTACGCTGGAAGCAAAATACAGAGATCATGATCTTACAGGAAACTACAGAGGTAGCCGTAATGGTTTCATATGGGCATTAAGGCTCAGTGGGTAAAGCTGTGGACGATCACCACAAGAGACTCCGATTTCAGTAGCAAACTTCAAAACATCCTTGATTAACAATTTAATCCAGAACAGCCAAATGCAGTTTGGTGTTCTGACATTACCTATATCTGGACGATAGATGGCTTCGTCTATCTGACCAGTATTATGGATTTATATTCCAGGAAAATCATTGCCTGGACATTGTCAAATACATTGGAAGTGTCCTGCGTGATTGAAACAATAAACAAAGCCAAGGCAAAACGAAAAATTGAAGAACCATTGATTATACATTCCGATCGCGGCGTACAGTATGTTTCAAAGGAATACAAACGTGTCACTGCAAACATGCAGTGCAGTTATTCTAAAAAGGCTTATCCATGGGATAATGCCTGCATTGAATCATTTCATTCACTGATCAAGCGCGAATGGCTGAATCGCTTCAAAATCCGCGACTATAATCATGCATATCGATTGGTATTCGAATATCTGGAGGCATTCTATAACACCAAGCAAATCCATAGTCATTGCGATCACATGTCACCAAATGACTACGAAAAACTATACCGTAGATTGCAACAGAACGAAGAGCCAATGGCAAGTTAAGATGGGGAAAACCTCATTTTAACTTGTACTAAATCTTGACATAGGACCAAAAAGCACCCGCCGTTATCTAGTAGATGCTTTTTTTCAACACTTTGTATAATTAATCAATCCTTTAAATAGCTTACAAGTTCCGTTAATCCTTTTAAATCAAGAAATTGTTGTTTCATATTGCTCTCATCCTTTCATTTCCGTGAGTTTTATAGTAGTAAGTTATAAAATGCATAGCTTTCTTGAAGATTTATTGTGTGCTATAACTAAATATGGTATAATATGTCAAAAGGGAGGGGATGCGTATGTTTATATATGGCGTACTTCCAGGTATTATCATATGGTTTTTTTATGCTACGATTAAAGCCTTAACACAAAGAACGCCAGAAGGTATTGTTGATATCATTTATATACTTTGTACACTTATTATTTTCCCTGTAGCATACGGTTATTTCATATACCGTCGTATAAATGCTAAAAAGGATAAGAAGTGTGAAATAAGAAAAATAGAGCTAGAACGAGAACAAAACAAATCTTATTTTATCAAAGATTTATGTGAATTTGAGCGTTCATATGATTATAAATGTATATATGTAGATTTTATTTCTACAGACTTCGGTGTGAAAAATATCTCTAAATTGCGTTTTATTGCCACAAATTATGTCAGTCAAGATTACGTTTTTTATGAACATGGGTATGCAGATATTGATAGACATAAAGTTATAGACGTACTTCAAGAATTAGAAAAACGCTTAGATGGATATTTAAAAATTGATTATCACCCTGTAGGAGCATATTCAAGTTCAATGCCAGCTTCCTATAAAGTTGAGCATGGTGTTGGCGGAGATTTTATAAGTCCAGTTGGTGATTACGATTATTCTGCGTCTCAATTTCCTTCAAGAGCTTGGCTTTATTTAGGTGATGAAGCAAAAAGAGTACGTCAAGCAGACAGAGACGCAGATGCAAGAAAAAAAGCATTAAAACGTTTTTAATTATAAGATAGGCAGTTTTCTAGCTGCTTATTTTTGTTATAAAATAGACCTGCTTGACATGCCTTAAAACTGCATTATAATACAAACAAGGACAGAACCCTGAAAAACAGGTTCTGTCCTCGATA